GTTTAAAATCTGACGTACTTTCTGTCACTGGAAGGAGCATACCAACGAGGAGAAATCAAGAAAAGTGAAGAGTGAAAAGATGGAGCAAATTAGTCATCAAAGAACTGAGCGTAAGCAGATGTACACTCGAACGTTTGCATTCTATTCAAAGGAGAGAAACAATTATGTTGGAGCGTCTTGTGCTGCGCAAGGGAAGAATTACCTTGTCGTCAAAATTGGCGCGACTACTCAAATGTGCTTTACTGACTCACCGGTATCAAGAGGTGCGATAATCGATGTGCGCAAACAATGTTCAATTCGGATTCAAGATCGCGATCAAAGCACCTTTTTTGTCATTTCAAGTTGCAGCATTGAATGGTCGCTAGATCGTTGGCCAAGAATGGTTTTTGAAACAGTCGATTTGCACACAAAATTCGGTCATCTGATTATTAATGACAAAGAAGTGGAAACTGAATTCAAATGTGGTGTTGCACATGGTGTAGTTGCGCCGTATACTGAGGAGGCAGATCAGGCGGGTGAGGGGGACATTGAATTGCCAGGAGTTAAGTTCATAAAAATTGAAGGATCATTGCGTGAAGAGAGAGAGCGACTAAAGGAGAAGAGAGACGAAAGAGAGGAAGTACTTGCGGTCGCTTTGAAAACTTCCGGGTCAACCCGGGCGCAGGGGCGAATTCATGGGCTACGTTTTGAAAGGGTGATTGAGTTGGAGAAGAGCTCGGATGTAGTACCGCAGGGTCGAGCTTTTAAACGAGGATCGAGCTCGGGTAGTTCTTTCGAATGCGAGGGAGATCAACTGATTAAGCAAGACACGCTACAGCAGGGAGTAAAGACGATTATGTCACAAAGCTTTTCAGGAATCCCTGGAGTGCAGACGCATAATAGTGAGTTGATCAAACCACCACGAATGGATTGGGCTGATGAAATGGAACAAGGAGCAGGACGGATTAAAATGCCAACGATTAGATTAGGTACGACGCAGAATAGTCTTGAAGAAGCAGTAAAAGTTATGACGCTAGATGAGCCAAAATTCAATGATAACTATTATAAAGTAGTCAATTATCTATCAGAAAGCCCTGATTGCGCAGAACTGCTGAATGACGCAAAAATTCAAGAGCCATCATCTTCTGGAACGTATGATAGAATGCTAACTCAAATTTCATTTAAGGAGATAGATCTACCACTGTATATTGTAGAGAGTCAAACAAAGAATTATACATATAAAGGCGTTGGTAAGGCGACTTCCGCGGTAGTGATAGAGAGTCAAGGGATCGTGCACATTGTCCCCACCATGAACCGTAATTAAAGGACGGCTAGTGTTGTAGTGGGAAGCTCACGATTCGCGTCAGGTTAAGGATAC